ATTTGTTCTGATTTTACACTCCCAGATGCAGAGTTCTAACTACTTTGCCATCCTGGGTTATAGCCCTGAGGAACCACAAACCTCAGGGGCTGGCAGTCGCAGCCAGCAAGCAGCAGTGCCGAACACCGCTGCTGTCACGACGTTCCCAGCCGTTTCTGGCCACGTCACCCTCTCCCACAGTGCAGCTGCCGCCAAATCAAAAGCGTCCGCCATGACCACTGCTCCAGAGTCCGCCCAAGCTAAATCACAGGCTGAGGTAAAGAAGTCCAGTAGTAAGACTGGCCCACCTGCGGCGGGAGCCAAAAGTGGACGGGATAAGAAAGATCCCGGTCAGAAGAAGGCGTGTCCTCATTGTAATAGTGCTGATGGAAAGCACCAATGGGCCACTTGCGAGTTAAAGACGACTCCATCTTTGCAAGGTGCGAAATCTGATAAGCCATCACCACCAGCACCGGATGCTGTCACCACCACTCCTACTGAGGCTGTCAAAGCTGTCAAGGAAGAGTTGTCACGTGAGCAGAAGAAGGTAAAGGAGGTTGATGAAGGGTTGCTTGCTGCAGAAATATCTGCCGACGTGCAAGCAGTCACACCCCAAATCGTTGGCCAATACTGGGTCCAGAAGGAAATAGTGCAACGCAGACACGTTGCCTACTCCCAATGGTATCTCAGAGAGGAATCTGTAAAGTATCTCAGCCGAAACTACCCCGAAATTCAGCTGCTGGCAACCTCCCAGCAGCGCCGTCACCCGCATCCAGTTCTCAATTTGGAGCGTGAGTGGGCCGAGGGTGATGCTATATCCATATTGAAGCGCACGCTGAAGCGCCTGTCAATAAACATCGACGCGGAACACACGATCGTCGATGTGGGTGGAAATCCGAGTCGTCATGCTCGTCTGACTTATACTCAGACCCGTGGCAAGTCTATCAAAGACCACGTACGCTCCCTGATTCATTCCACAAATCCCGTTTTATCCAGTGCCGACTGCCTACGCTCCCTAAATCACAAGGGAGACGGTCATTCTTGTGCTCACAAAGCCCAGAATTGTGACTGTGTGCGTCCGGCCGCTTATCTTTCTGTTGACTCTCTTTACTACTTGAGTCCTGAAGACATAGCCTGTCTTTGCAACCGAGCTACTTCAGGAGTGCTCGTTGCTGTGTGCCACGATTTCGATGATGCATTCGGATCGTTTGGCGGTGGTGAAGCCACCTACCAACTTCTAGACGCAGACACCGTTTCCATGAGTGTCAGAGGCAACAACCAAGCCTATGTCCACAGTAATCTATCGTGGATGCGTCAAAATGGGTATCTGTTACCGAACAGTGCACCTGGTTTTCCTCCTCACCACCTTGTGTGGACTAAGATGGAGACTTACGCTAACCATTCCATTTATATGTTCTCCGTTTGTAAGACGGAGATTACGATTGACCCGCCGCTGTCAATTGGCCTCTCACCCAGCCTTCAGAATGCCTCGTATTATGGGGAAGTTTCCCTCGCTGGTGTTTTTAATGAGCAAGGTAAATCGAGCGTGCCCGGGGATATCCTTAGTCTCCCCGGCACTCGCGTCTGGTCATGGGGTCCTAGTGTCCTTGTGTATCAGTCTGATCACAACATTACTATGCACTGTCCAAAGGGTGCTGTTGCTGAAGCTGCCTGTTGGAGTATGGGGCGTGACCGTTCACCGGATAATTTTAAGAATCTTCTTGCTTTTATGAGGCATAAGATGAAGAATTATAACGTTCCCCCAGAACTCCTTGATTCCTCTATATTTGCCGCATCTTCTCTTGGCTTCGTTCGCAACGTCGCTTTTGAGACTAGTGTATTGCATGGAGTCATCGCCCCCCTTATGCCCGTCCTAGCGGTGCATAGGGATGCCCTCGCCCACAAGTTCAAAGCTGTGTGGACCTGGAAGAGAGCTATTGCCCTTGCCCTTGCTAGCGGTTCCGTCATTGGTTCTGCTCTTGGTGCTATTGGCAGTATCGCTGGCCCTGTTCCTGCGGTCGCAGCAACAGGCGCTTTAGCAGCCGGTGCTTCCGTGTATGCTCTAGCAAAGTGGGTTCAGGGTGTGATTGCTCAACCACCCCACCGCCAGACGCCAAGTTCGCTCGCTTTTCCTGAGTACCATGCAGATCGATCATCACTCCCTGCACGTACAACCGTGATCCCAATTCCATCTGGTCTCAATTTGCCAGCCACGGATCCCACCACCCGGGTGGAGGACCTTACATCCCCCGACCGCTTGGACCCCTCTGCCAAGATTGCCATTGTTGATCCTACAATCAACCGTGAGGTCCCTGACAATGGACCTTTGCACCCCGCTGCTATCGTTTCAACTGGTAGCATTCCCGTCGTCCCCTCCAATAGTTCGTGGTCAGCCATTTCAGCTATTTGTGAAAGGATTCTCAAACGTGGTCCTATGGGCCGCGGTGAGGTCGATGAGGAACTGTTCACAAAGGTGTTCAGGCCGTGGTGTTTTCGCAACCTGGAACAGTTGGGGCTGAAGAAAGATTCAGTCAAACCCGTCCCATTCACTGAGTGGAATGCCCATTATCCCAAAGCCCAGCAAGCGATGCACATCAAAGCGCTTGAGGCTGTCGGATTTGGGAACTTTAACGAGCGCTTAGTGGATGAGCGTGGTATGTTTACTAAAATTGAATCTCTTCCGAAGTCAACTGTTGACGGCGTCCCCAAGTTGTGCCCTCGCGGCATACAGAGTGGAACTCCTCATCATAATGTTGCCACCGGCCCATTTTGCAAAGCATTTTCTAAGCTGCTTGCCACTGCCTGGTCGGTCGACAAAGCCTCTGGCCCCATGTATACTTCTGGGGCCTCCGCAGATCGCATAGGTGCTATGTATGATGCTGCTACCTCGAAACTTGCCGGTAATCTCGGCATCCTTGAGGGTGACTTCGCCCGCTTTGACTCCACTGTTCATCGCCTCTTTCTCGAACTTGAAGCCGATATATACAAGTATGTCGGTTGCTCTGAACAAGCGTATCGTGCTTTCTTGTCCGCCATTTCCACTTTTGGCCGTGACAAGTTTGGCACCAAGTTCTCGGTTGATGGTGGTCGTCATAGCGGTGATCATAATACCTCCTGCGGAAATTCCTTATTGCAGGGTCTTGCCATATTGTTCTGCTGCGCACTAGATGAGTGTGGGCGAACTTCCAAATTACCTGATGCCTTGGAGATTATTGAGAAATACTCCCTTGCGCTCCCCGTTCTGGGTGATGATAATCTACTCATAGGTGATTTGAATTTCATAAACCAAATTCCCCTTGCGGGTTTGTTGGCAAGATTGGGGCTCGAGTTGGAGCCTCAAAAACACATCACAGAGAATGCCAAGTATTTTGCGTCATTCTGCTCCTCGCGTTTCTATCCTTGTGAGGACGCTGTTACTGGTGCCCGCTGTGTTGTCCTTGGTCCTGGTATAGGCCGAGGCGTTGCTAAATCTGGGTGGTACGTTAATCCACCTGCCGGTGTCGACTTGCTGCGACTTGTCCGTGCTGACTCCATTGGTCGGCTGCAAGATAACAGCTTTATCCCTTTTCTACGGTTCATGTGGAGTAAAAACCATGAACTTACGGCTGACGTCAAACAACTTTATACGTCACGAGAGATGACCCGGACCAATTTGCACAATGCCCATGTGTCCAAGTGTTACCGTGCCAACGCTGATACATTTGCCATGGTTGGAATTGTTTACGGCCTCACTGAGGGTCAAGAAGCTGAATATCTTGACCTTTTATCACAAGTGAAATGCCTACCTTGCATTGTTGATTATGCCCCCCTTCACCGTGCCATGGTTGTTGATGGTGTTCAATCGGATTCTTCTCAGGTGTATTCCATTATACCACCTGTTCAGGAAACCCCTTCCGTCGACCTGCAAACTCTCGGTCTTGCTGTATCCGCCGCTCGGGTGGACCTCGAGACTGATGAGGAGAAGCACTCGCCCAACCGTTGTGCCATCTGCCATCATATAGTGTGTGACTGCCATGTCCTGCCAAAGGACCCGGCTTTCTTTGCTGCGTCTTCTGAAGACGAAGTTGAGTTGGTCCCACTTCTTGCTTAAGATGACACCCATGCCACGTGCACTCCACTTTATTTTTATTGAGGTGGTTTTAAACCTGTCCCCTACAGGAAACATTTGTTTGCTACACATATGTTTGCCTGTAAAGCCACGGCGCTGGTTCCAATGCCAGGCCCAACCAACCATATTTTAGTTGTGCGAAGTTTGACTCAATATCAGAGCCATGCACTAGCCGAAAAGTACAACTGTATTGTGTTGGTTGCTGCTGAGGACAGGCTTACTGGAGATACTGCCTCCAGGTGTGATCTGGGGAACCACGCTGCGCCTTGTGCGTACCCATGCCGCAAGGCACAGTGTGGAGGCCTAAACTAGTTTCTGAATAACTAGTTTTCCCTACTCTTGGCGTGACCGTAGCAAGTTCCGTCTATTGTTTTCCCTTTCCTTAGTGACTCTCTTGAATTCATCACCTATCCTCTTGAGTACTCACACATTGTTGACCCTCTCCTTCTCCCCTCTTACTATTGCGAATGGTTAAAGGTGGTAACAAGAAGATGAAGAAGTCCGCTGGTCGCGGCCCGATAGTGGTACGTCCCACTATTGTGAAAAAGATGAAAAAGAATAAAACTAGGTCCAATCCCATGGGACCCGGAGGTTTTAATTCTAGATCCCGGGGTGCCTTGGGACTCTCAGGTGGAAGTAATCGTTCCACATCTAGGAGAGCACAAGTGATTGAAGAGGACGAATACGTTGGTGAGGTCAATGGTTCGGTGGGTTTCGCCACCACAAGTTACTCGGTCAATCCTGGCCAATCGGGCACTTTTCCTTGGGGATATAAAATAGCTGGCTTGTATGAAAAATATGATTTTGAAATGCTTGAATTCTACTTCAAGCGTGAAGTATCTGAGTATGCTAGCAATGGTCAGACAGGTAAGGTTATTTTATCGTTTGATTATGACGCGTCCGATGGAGCCCCCACTTCAAAACAGCAGGTCGAAGACACTGTGCCGCATGTGGATGGCATGCCGTGTTCTCCCATGATACGTTTGCCAATCAATTGTGCGACGATGCGCAATGGACCAGCCAAGTATGTGCGACCTGGCTCGTTGCCTGCCAATACTGATATCAAGACTTATGATGCCGGTAATTTTTATATTTCGACTTATGGTTGTGCAAATACAACTGTTATTGGTGAGCTCCGTGTGAAGTACCGCGTGAGACTCGCTGTTCCAGTTTTGGAATCAGCAGGGACGTCGAATGGGGGGTCACAATTTATTGTGCAATCCCCAGCTGCTGGTGAGCTCATGACCACATCGGCCACTGACCAAGCTGCCTTTTCCACTGCGGTTCCCACTATTATTACAAATGGTGTGGGTGCAACCATTTCCGCAGCGGGATTAATTACGTTACCCGCGGGACGTTACTTGATTAATTGGAATTCCCTATGGAGCAATACTGGTGTTAGTATTTCTGCTTCACAAGGTGGTATTTCAAAGACGC